TAATATAGTTTTCGACGTATAAAACTTTTTTCATCGCAGGGTCGTGGCGCTCGTTCATCTCATTAGTCAGCGCCCTGTTTCGAGTGTAACGCTCTACGTTGGTATCCATGTCATCGTATGACGCGCCTAAGTCAGATACCTCGTCGTAGTCGTATCCCATCGCCACAAGCTCTGACACGGTTACAATGCGCCGGTGGGCGACGTAATCGGCTTGCTCAACGGATTTGCTTTCGCGTGAAATTAGGAACTCTTCTGGAGGCACAGCCTCTAGCTTAACGCGGCCATCTGGATGCGTGTATGTCGCTCTGACGGCGTGCATCATTGGCACGGGCATATCTTCGCCAGTAAGGGGGTCTTGCATTGGCTCGCCCATAGGCTCAGACGCTACGATCTCTACATCTACCGCAGGATCTGACATCAGCGCCGCGAGGGACGCGTCATCAAGGCCAGAATAGGAAACGGTCTCAAACTTGGTCTGGTCGTCCCAGTAAACCTTTAGTATCCCGACCTTACGCACAAGCGCGTCCATAAAGGCAGAGTGCATTTCTAGGAAGCCGTTGTTGTCTCGGTTTATAATGTAATTAGCGTAATCGGTAGCCTGCTTGGCTGCGGCAACGTCCTCTGGACCTTGCGGCACGTATTCCACGGTTTGGTCGCTGCCGTGAAAGATACGCATGAGCGACGGCATGAGCGCCTGCACGGTATCACGAACGTCCATTGATACGACTTGGCTGCGCCCGTCTTCCTCATTGCCAAACGGCTCGCCTCGGTAGTATTGCGTAGCTGCCGCCCTTATAGGCGAGATGTGGTTGTCGATAAAGTCGATTGCGTCGTCAATCTCTTTACCGACAATTCCTTGTAACTCCTCGTCTGGCATGACGTCAGGGTTCATTTCCTGCTCGAGCTCTTCTGCGAGTTTACTTACTTCGTAGTCCATGTATCACCTCTTGAGTAGTGGCTTGCATTTTTGTTAAAAAATTGTTAACTGTTTTATAAAAGGAGACCGATATGTCAAAAATAGAAACCGACCCAGATATAATACGAGAATTAATTTTCTTAAAGGCAAAAGATTTAGGCTTAGAAGAAGAAAGTCTAATTGAGCTTGATGAGTTACTTTGCAAATTAATTAACATAGAAAATCCAGAACCTTTTATTTACCCTGTTTAAGTAAGTCTCTTAAAATACCGTCTATTATTTCGTTTGTCATAAGTTGAGCAGGAACTTTAGTTTTTATAGCATGAGTTTTATGGGCTTCATTAATTTTCTGCCCTGACTTAGTTACTGAGCCCATAGCATCGTATACATCTTTAAATAGTTTGCTTTGATGAACGAGAGGTAGTGACCCTAAATAATCTCCTGTTATTTGAGTGTTATATGTAGAGTGCGGAAATTTAGGAGCAGGAACATTACCTTTTGGATTATTTGACAGTACAGGCATTTTTGTGTCTACGCGAGCAGCTCCCCCCCCAAACATTCCTGCGCCTAACTCTCTTTGGGATGGATCTGTAACCGCGTATCTAACTTGACCCGAGCTTGGAAAACCTTCTTTTTGAAAGGGTGAAGCCTCTGCAATCCTAATAAAAGACTTCCTAACCTCTGGGCTTGCATTGTTTAGGTATGTTCTTAAATTAGGAGATCTGATACCTACAAAGTTTTTATCTACAGCCAACATAAGCTCATTAAAATCTTTTGCGCCTTTTTTGGTTATTTTAGCCCCTTTCACCATTTCCGCCATAGCGTCACCTGTAAAAGTAGCAAAATCATTTGCATTAGGCGCCATACTGCCAGTTACACCTACAATATCTGCACCCTCAAAATTTTTCTCTGCTTTATCTGCGGTTTTTGACAGTCTGGTTATAATATTACTGTTTGAAGCCCATATAGAATTATCTGCTTGAGCCGCAGGGCCGCGCATAAAATCAATACCCCCTTCTGTATAAACTGGGGTATCAAATTTTACATCATCAATAGCATCTAATATTAAACCTCTTGAAGTTCTATCGCCATAAAAGGGAATAACAACTTTACCCCTCATATCCTCCCACGACATAGGCTTCCTTGGCTTATTCTCTCCTGTATCTGTAAGGCTTACATCAGTATCAGTTAAACGTTTTCTTAATTTTGTGTTCTGATACCCTAAAGGGTCGAGATCTTCTTTATTTAGTTTTTGAGCGTTTTCGTCTACTGCAAACCCTAATATACCTGCGCTTTTAGATTTGTTTGCAGCCACAATGCTAGGATCATATGCATCAGCAAAATCAGCAAACCTACTTCTTAAAACCGCAGGATCTCCTGCTGTTCTGTCAGTAAGCATAACGTGGCTTACACTGCCCCTATCTTCAATAGCATTAATATAAGGTATATTCGTATATTTTTTATCAGTAAGGTCTTTTCTAAAAGCCGCCATACCTGCGTCAAAATCTTCGGGCTTGCTAAAACCGTTATTGTCTAGCCAATTTTGCATATAATCCCGAGCCTCAAGCTCAGTCATAATACTGCCGTCTTTTTTTAACAAAGGCTTATCTGTTCTCGCCAACAGAGGAAGCGTCTGCCCCCCTTCTGACTGCAAACGTTCCATTTGATCATCAACATCTTTTTGGTTTAATTCACCAAATCTTACATTATACCTAGACAGAGCTGCGTCTTTAGTTCCCACATGTGGACCAAGTCTATCAAATCTTGGACCCCCTGCGTAGGGTATTAAACTATCGCCCTTCATTTGATTATTGTTCATGTAATGAAAAACTGGAGAAGTGAACATGCCTTGCACTTCGGGATTATTTTTTATTTTAGGATCTACTTTAGTAGTTTTTGCTGTAGCTTTTCTTGTGGGGCTCAAGGCGCCGCCAAGGCTTGCAAATCCTGCGGCATTTAATGCTTCGCCCATAACATCAGAGCTAGGTACTTGCCCACCGTAAGACGCTGAGGGTAAAGTAACCGCTCTTGCTATTGGATCCAACAAGTTGCCAATAAAATTTTTAGGCTCAAATTGCGTGTTTTTAATTGCGTCAGTGCCAGTTGACCCTACAGGCTTTGAGGCAAGACCAAATATAGTAGACTCTCTATTCCTATCAGACAAATCTTTTCGAGCATTATTGGCAAATCCAAATAAATTTTTAAACGGGCTGTTTTGCTCTCGATACGTTCTTTGCATAGTACGTATTTGATCATCTGTATATTCAGATGAAGAATTAGGGTTTGTAACCATAGAGATAAAGTCACGAAACTGCCGTGGAGACATATCTAGATAGCTTGCCATATTACCACTTCACCTTATTCGCCCAGAACGCTGCCGACATTTTGCCCTTGGCAATGTTTTTAGCGTGCCTTGCCTTAAACGACTTGGCGCGCTTGGTCATCTTCTTGTCTCCGGTCTTGCCCTGTTGACCAAATCTGATCGTCTTTACCTTATCGCCTTCTTTTGCAACCACAACGTGTGATTTCTTTGGGTGGCTAGGTGTGCGTTTAGGCTTATTAAAGCCCGAGACGCCGGCACGAGCTAAGCGTGGATCTTTTTTACTTTTTCTTTCCGCCACTTTTCTTCGCCTTCTTCGCAGTCTTTGCGCTTTGCTTAAATGCTTTAGCTGTTGGGGCGCCCTTCGATCCTACTTTACGCATTTTCTCTGGCTTTTTACCTGCTGCTTTCTGGCGTTTAATTCTTTCACGTTTTGCGTGAATATTGGCGTATAGTCCAGTTTTCTTAGCCATGTTTATTTCTTCTTTTTCTTAGTCATTTTCTTACCTGACTTCTTTGCAGCTTTCTTTGCCGCTGCCATTCCCTTCTTACTGTAAGAATATTTTCTTCCACCGACGTTAGGCATAGCAATCTCCTTTGAGCTAAGTTTTGACCAATAATACAGCATTATGAGAAAAAAGAAAGACCACCTACAAATTATAGGGCTTGTGCATGTGTTAACAAAATGGTAACATAGTTATATAAAGCGAATCAGGAGGATCGTATGAATATTAATCAAAGAATAAACGAGGTGCTAAAATCTACCGGAGCAGCTCTAGAGCTAATGGAGATTGAAAAGGATAATCTAAAAATAGTCAAAGATCTTGGCAACGTCATACGCAACAATAATAAGACTTTAATGAGTTTAAATAAAGTTAAACTTGCCTTGGCCAAATACAAAAACATTTAGGAGGAGGTTCACATGCGTTTATACAAATCAGGCAACGGTCAATGGGCAGGCACTCAGCGTGACGCTCAGAAAAATTTCCCACGGGATTGGAGCGAGGTAGACGTTCCTACTTCTAAGGCAGAGCTCATTGCATGGCTCAACGAAAACCAAGTT